CGATGCAGCAGCAACAATTCTAACATTAACTGACGTTTCAGATAACGCTTATACAAGTAAAGCAAGTTATGTTTTACAAGTAAATACTGGTGCAACTGGTATGGAACTTGTAGATCCAGCAGAAGTTGTATGGGGTTCTCAAGAACGTGTTGTATTAAACGGTTCAGGCGTAGCAACTTACTCACTAGGCTTTACTGGCTCACAGAGTCATGCTATGGTGTTTGTAGGTGGTGTTATCCAAGATCCAACAACTCACTACACTATCACTGGTTCATCAATTACATTTACTTCTAACATTCCATCTGGAACGCAAGCAGTTGTAATTAACCCAGCAGTAGCTTCAGTACCATACTTACAACCAGCGTCAGTTACAGCTGATAAACTAGGTGCAAGCGTTAAAGCGTATGTACAAGGTTCAGATGTATCGGCAACTGGTTCAACTACTATTGATACTTTTGCAGGCGGAACATACCGTTCAGCAAAATACATCATGCAAGTTGATGATGGTTCTGGTAACTATGAAACAAGAGAAGCATTGGTTGTACACGATGGTACAACTGCATACATTACAGAATATGCTATGGTTTATACCGGATCAGATTTATTGGGTGATGCAAGTGTTACTATGTCGGGCAGCGATGTTTTACTTCAGTATACACCAACTTCAGGTACAGTCACAGTGAAAGTTATTGCAACTTACATTGATGTCTAAGTACTAGATTAACATAGGGGCGTTGCGTAAGCGGCGTCCCATTAATTGTAAAATTTTTAATAATAGTATTTTACAGTTAAGAAAAAGAGATAAACAAATTCGATACTCTATGTATTGAAAACTTTTTGATCAAAAGGAGTCATAAAATGGCACAAAGAAAATTTAAAATCGATGGTGGTTTTTCTACTGATGATGCTTCCGAGTTACTAGCTAATTTGACTATGGGTGGTACAATTGATATGGATTCTAATAAAATCCTTAACGTTGCTACTCCATCAGCAGACACAGATGCAGCTAACAAGGCATATGTTGACGGCGTTGTTGACGCGGCACCCGGTGCGTTAGATACATTAAATGAACTAGCAGCAGCACTAGGTGATGATGCAAACTTCAGTACAACAATCACAAACTCAATTGCTACTAAGGCAGCAACAACATATGTTGATGCAGAAATAGTAACAGTACAAGGCGAATTTGCAACAGCAGATACAAACTTAACAACAAGTTTGCAATCATATGCAGATACAGCCGAAGCAGATGCAATAGCAACTGCGGCAGCAGATGCAACTACTAAAGCAGATGCGGCACAGGCGGCAGCAGAAGCAACGGCGGCAGGTGCAAACGCAACACTACAAACTGCTTTGGAATCATATGCAGATACAGCCGAAGCAGACGCAATTTCTACAGCGGCAGCAGATGCAACATCTAAAGCAAATGCGGCAGTTGTAACAGCAAATGGTTACACTGATACTGCGGTAGCTAACTTAGTTGATTCAGCTCCAGGTTCACTTGATACATTAAATGAACTTGCAGCAGCACTAGGTGATGACGCCAACTATGCGGCATCAGTAACGGCGGCTATCTCAGCGGCACAAACTGCAGCTCAAAACTATGCAGATGCAAACGATGCCAACACTACATACACAGCAGGTAACGGTATGTCACTAAGTGGCACAACGTTCTTAATGAGTGGTTCATATACTGGTAGCTTTACAGCAACTGGTGACATTACTGCTTATTCAGATGATAGTTTGAAAACTAACGTTCAAGTTATCGACGGTGCATTAGGCAAAGTTGAAGCAATTCGCGGTGTTACGTTTGAAAGAATTGAAGACGGTTCAGTATCAACAGGTGTTATCGCCCAGGAACTTAAAGCAGTACTTCCTGAAGCAGTACACACAGATGCAGAAGGTGTTCATTCAGTAGCATACGGAAACATTACAGGTCTACTAATTGAAGCGGTTAAGGAATTATCAGCTCAAGTAGAAGAACTTAAAGCTAAGTAATTAAATTTAATTACAAAACTAAAGCAGGGTGAAAGCCCTGCTTTTTTTATGGCCGCATAAAAGTTTGTTTGTGATAAATACTACTATAATTAATAAATACTACTATAATTAAAGGAATTTACTATCATGGCGTTTAGAGGAATACAATCAACTAATATAATCAGTACAGAAGTCGGATTCACAGATCCAGTTCTTATACTGAACAAAGATGGATCAACAGCAGTTGATGTTGGATTTTTAGGTAAAATAGGATCCACGTCATATGCAGGACTTGTTAAAGACAGTACTACAGAAGATTTTCTTTTAATAAAATCAATCAGTATAAATTCAAGTTCAATTAATGATATTGATGCTACAGATTTAAGTTTAGTAAAAGGTGATCTTGTAGTAGACACAGTTACAGGTGATTTAATAGGAGATGTTACAGGACAAGTAAGTGATATTAGCAATTTTAACACAGATAGTTTAAGTGAAGGATCAACTAATCTTTATTACACAACAACACGAGCAGATGCAGATTTTGATACTAGGATTGCAACTAAAAGTACAAGTGATTTAGACGAAGGAACAAATTTATATTACACAGATGCTAGAACAGATGCAAGAGTAAACTTACAAACAGGCACTAATTTAGATCTAAGTGGAAAAAGTACAAATAATTTATCAGAAGGAACAAATTTATATTACACAGATGCTAGAACAGATGCAAGAGTAAACTTACAAACAGGCACTAATTTAGATCTAAGTGGAAAAAGTACAAGTAATCTACCAGAGGGAACAAATTTATACTATACTGATGCAAGAGCGGATGCAAGAGCACAATTAAAAATTGATGCAACAGTAGATTCAGCACCTGGAACATTAGATACATTAAACGAATTAGCTGCAGCATTAGGCGATGATGCAAATTTTAGTACAACTGTTACAAATAGTATTGCCGCAAAACTGCCATTAGCTGGCGGAACACTAACCGGTGCATTAACTGGAACAGATGCAACATTTACTGGTACAGTAACGGCAGGAACAATGACTGACGGTACAGTGTCATTTACTGCAGGTAATATTACTGGCGTAGATACACTTAGAATTAATGAAACTGGTACCGGACTAAGGATGACAAATGTTGGTGCATTTGATAACGACGGTTCATCAAACTTCCGTATTTTTAGTAATAACGATCTTATCTTATCTACAAATGGTGACAATGGCACTGCATTAACACTGGATGCCACAACGAAGGATGCAACATTTACTGGCAATGTTGGTATTGGAACAGATAGCCCATCTTCTTTATTACACTTGTACGATTCAACAAGCACATCCAGTAGTACTACAGGAACTACACTTTTAACATTAGATAATTTTGTTGGAAGTGACTTAAATCAGCAAAAAACTTTTATAGATTTTAGATTATTTGATACTAATACTAACGAAACTCCACAAGTGCGTATTGGAGCAGAAGTTGGAGCCAACACAGACGCAAATACACAAGAAATGGAAGGTGAAGGCGCATTTGTTGTATACACTAATGATACTAGTGGAACCAGCGGCACAGCTACAGGACTCAACGAACGACTTAGAGTTTCATCAAACGGCAATGTTGGCATTGGTACAAGTACTCCATCGTCGACATTACATGTTATAGGAAGTATATTAGCATCTGGTGATATTACTGCTTATTCAGATGATAGTTTAAAAACAAATGTACAAGTTATTGATAATGCAGTAGGTAAAGTAGAGCAACTACGAGGAGTAACATTTGATCGTATAGAAGATGGATCTACGTCTACTGGTGTTATTGCACAAGAACTCAAAGAAGTACTTCCTGAAGCAGTACACACAGATGAACAAGGAGTACACTCTGTTGCATATGGTAATGTTGTTGGCTTATTAATTGAAGCAATCAAAGAACAACAGAAACAAATTGATGAACTTATAAAAGCTAATAAGTCATAAATACATTAAATAGAACGGAGAAAGAGCAATGGCTTTTTATATAGGAACAGACAAAGTAATTGAAGATACAGATGCAACGGCAGGTATTTCCACTAGTAGTAATTTAGATAAATTACAAATTAATGGAACTGATGTACTAACGCATGATGGTAGTACAGTTACATTAAAAAATGTAGATATTAATGATGCAATTGAAGGCTCAATAAATACCGATAATCTTACAGAAGGTTCTACAAACCTGTTCTATGCAACAAGTTTATTTAATACAGATTTAGCATCTAAATCAACAAGTGATTTAGCAGAAGGCACAAACTTATATTACACAGACGCAAGAGCAGATGCTAGAGTTGACGCAGGATTTAGTGCAAAGTCAACAACAAATTTATCAGAAGGTACTAACTTATATTATACAGACGCAAGAGTTAGTGCATTATTAGGCGGAGGCGGCGGTACTACTTATGCAACACAAACATACGTTGACACAGCCGAAGCAGACGCAAATACATACACAGATACTGCAATATCAAATTTAGTAGATACTGCACCAGCAACATTAGACACATTAAATGAATTAGCCGCAGCACTTGGCGATGATGCAAACTTTAGTACAACAGTAACAAATCAAATAGCGGCACTAACACACGATGGTTTTGCAGACTTTGTTGCAAATGAGCATATTGATTGGACATCAGCAAGTGCAGGAACAATTCATTCAAGTAACTATACAGACACAACTTATACAAGTTCAGACTTTACACATGACGACTTAACTGGGTTTGTTGCAAATGAGCATATTGATTGGACATCAGCAAGTGCAGGTACTATTGATCCTACTAACTATGTTAACACTGGTGATACTACTTATACCGCAGGTAATGGATTAACCTTAAACACTACAGAATTTGAAATGAGTGGTTCATATACTGGTGACTTTACAGCAACAGGAGATGTTACAGCATACTCAGATGCAAGATTAAAAAGAAACGTGGAAACTATTAGTAACCCAGTAGATTTAGTTAACTGTTTAAGAGGTGTAAACTTTGAAAAAGACGGTAGACACAGCACTGGTGTTATTGCACAAGAAGTAGAAGAGTTTTTACCTGAGGTAGTTCATACAGATGTTGAAGGAATGAAGTCTGTAGCATATGGAAATATATCAGGATTGTTAATCGAAGCAATCAAAGAACAACAAAAGACTATAGAACATCTACAAAAACAAATCACAGATTTGCAAAATAAAAATTCTTAATAATACAGAATAATATACTACTATATGCTATGAAGCGTTTAGGATAAATATAAATGCAAGCAATAAGCATGCAATTATCGATAATTACAAGCAAGGAGTCAACACATGGCATTACCAGCAACAGGCGCCGCAATAACAATGGGTCAAGTACGAACTTACTTTGGACTTAGTGGAACAATTTCAATGAGTACACTTGGTAACTTCATTTCACCATCAGTAACAACAAACATTCAGCTTTCAGCTACGTTTGGCGGATGGCAGAATCCAAACTCAACAGGTGCGGACGGTTAATTTAATTAACTAAATAAAACTAGTAATAACGCTGTTATTTTACTTGACAGCGTTATTCTTTTATAGTAAAATATAATAAATTACAAAAGTAAACTCAACACAGGAGAAAACAATGAGTATTAGAACACGCTTCGAAATCGAAACGTTTGTGCTTGGTGCACATCCAACAGCGGCACGTAAGGCACATGCATTAACACAAGAGCTTATGCAAGCTCGAGAACAACAACACCCAGACCTTCCAGTATTAGAAGAAATATATGCAAACTTTAGTGCAGAACATGATGTAGATGCATTATTGTCTAGCATTAATGATTCAGAGGAAGAATATTGGGTACACCGACTAGCCAAGCTAGCGGCAATTGATATTTTAACAATTGGTAAAGTACAACCAGAACATATGAATTATATGGTAGCATTAGAAGATGAAGCCTTTGCAGCATGTGTTAAAGAAACAACTTCAATTGCTAAACAATTGAATTACGAAGTACAGCAAATTGAAGCTGAACTTCAGTCAGAACTAGCTTCTGAAAAGTAATTAATGGTCAGTACAACTAACCATTATTACAAAAAAGACAATTCCGCAAATGTAGCCATTTGTGTTCCTGTGCAGAATCAAACTACGGCGGTCTTTGCTTATAGTTTAGCCATGCTTCAAAAAAAGTGTGGCGAGACTGGACTTGCAACTTCATTACATTTTAATATGGGTAGTGAAGTAGCAATGCAAAGACAACAGTTAGTAGATCAAGCACTAGAAACAGATTGCACCCACATTATGTGGATTGATGCAGATATGCAATTTCCAGTAGATACGCTAAATATATTATTAGCATCTGATAAAGATATTATAGCTGGAAATTATTCAACAAGAGTTCCGCCCCACAGGCCGGTTGCCTTTAAAAGCAAAACTAATTTAGACAGTAGAGTTTTTACAGGAAAAGGAATTGAAAAAGTATGGGCAGTAGGAAGTGGAATGATGTTAGTAAAAAGAGAAGTATACGAGAATATTTCTCGCCCTCATTATAAAATTGAGTATAACGAAGGTTATACTAGTTTAGTAGGAGAAGATATTTACTTTTGTAATCTAGCAAATGAAAATGGATACGAAGTAAATATTAGTCACGATTTAAGTGATAGAATTGCACATATAGGAACTCGTGCATACACAATTAAAGGCGATTGCAATGATTAATTTAGTTAACACAAAAAAAGGATTTCAAGGACAAAGTGTAGTAACACCTTGGGATAGATTAAAAAGGTTTATGTTTGATTCATATCCAGTTATTAAGACACCCATTAAAGTAACAGACGAAGGTGCATTACTTGATCTAGCATCTAAGTACAAAGATACACACGATATGGTTTGGGTAGTTTTTGATGAAATTGAAGTAAACCCAAATTTTACATGGCAATATAGACCTGACGGGGAAATTGGTAAGAGCTTTATTCACACATTTCCTAGAGTAGTCAAAAGAACTAGTAGACCAGTTAGTTGGGGCGATATTCATTTAGTTCCTACACACAATGTATCTCATGGAGTACTACAAAATAAACTTGTATCAAGTTATCACGTAGCAGAATTTGATATATTCATGATTAGTTTCCATGAAGCAGAAGCAGACGAAAACTTTCAAAAACTAAGAGAAAGGTTTAAAGATGCACAACATGTTAAAAATGTTGAAGGTATTGGTAATGCACATAGACGTGTAGGAGAATTAGCAAAAACAGAAATGGTTTATATTGTTGATGCTGATGCAGACATAACAGGACATTTTAGTTTTGATTATATTCCACCAATGAGTAGTAGAAAAAATACAACATTTGTATGGAGTGCAAGAAATCCAATTAATGATTTAGAATACGGTTATGGTGGTGTTAAATTATTTCCACGCGAACAGTTACTATCATTAGGACATGAGTTACCAGACTATACAACAGGTGTAGCATTTTATCAGCCAATCTCTGATATATCAAATATTACACGATTCAATAAAGACCCATATAGAACATGGCGTAGTGCATTCCGTGAATGTGTTAAGTTAGCAAGTTCTGTAAATCCAAATCAAAAACAAGAAGAAACAGATGCAAGACTTGAAACTTGGTGTACTGTAGACAACGGTGGACGTTTTGGACGCTACTGTCTTAAAGGCGCAAACGAAGGTAAAGCATATGGACTTGAAAACAAAGACAATACAGAAGCATTAAATAAAATTAATGATTTTGAATGGTTACGTGAACAGTTTGTTGCTAGTATGAAAAAACGATAAGTTATTTTTGTTTTGTTTGATGTGTGTATACAGTTTTAAGTTTCTTAATAAACTGTTTTGAATTAAATTGTATCTTTGCTCCAGGATGAACAGGTCTAGGCCAATTCCCAATTTTAACCCAACAATATCCATCACTTTCGTTGTTTAGTACAGGAATGAATTCATCTTCTACTGTAACAACAAAACTGTGATATATAAATTTCTTATTAGGGCTTGTAAATTTGTTTAAAGGAATAACCTTTTCAATAGATGGAACTATTCCTACTTCTTCTTCTATTTCTCTATATAAAGTTTCAATAGGTCTCTCATTACCTTCAGATTTGCCACCAAAAAAGCCCCATGTTCTAGGATGATTAACTTCGCCACTTCTTTGTTGTAGCATTACTCTGCCAGTATCTTTACTTAAAAATATACATCCGCTTGCAGTTATCATATATGTCCTATCCAGTGTGTAACATCATCGCAAGGATCGTCTGTGCTATAAATAGATTCGCCAGTATCCAGCATTATAAATTCCTTCATAACTGTTGATCCATTCAGTTCCATTCCATTCTAACTGATCGTTGCTTGAAGTATTTGTTACGTATTGTGTTGAGTTGTTTGTAGAACTATCAAAACTAATAGTCCATGCAGTACCATTGTACTCTATAATATCATTTTTGTGTGCAACTACATTAGTCCATACTGCATTTATAGGAGTATCATTTAATATAATGTAACGTTGTCCGGTAACTGCTGAAGGAACACTTCCATCTCCAGGATAATTTTTAGTAGGATCTACTATAGCATTTACGGCTGTCAGTGTATTAGTTGGCAATGTTGAATTATCTATAGTAACACTTAAAAGATTTGGATCACTTGGGTGGTCTTCTAATCTTCCAATAATATCATTATCATCATCAGTTATATCCGAGCCTTTTTTAAGTCGTAATTGACTTATACCGGATCTTAATGTGCCAAATGGTAATAATTCTTTGTCCCATTCCATTACTAATCCATCGTCACCTAAATTTGTACCCTTGTCGTTTAAAATTTGTAAATTACCATTTTCGTATTTGACTTTTTTATCTTTGTATGTAACGATAGTATATTTTAATGTGTCTTTATCAAACACTTTTTGTTCTTTAAAATTATCTAAATCATCATCGTCTAAACTATATAGTTGACTGATGATAGTATGAATTAGTTTTTGTTGTTTTAATTTTGCAGGTGGAGTAATATAAACTGGAATATTAAAAGTTAGTGTAGCAACGTCAATAATATCGTCAATACTCGATCCTACACTTCTAGTACTCCATGTAGTATTAGTTAGTTCTACATGACTTAATGAAGTCCAGTCAACTGGGCTATCATTAGTTCTTATATCAAGAGTAGGATTAAACAATACTAGTATCTGTTCCATAAGTTGTAATTTTTGATCTGTATTTGATGTCCATACATCGCAGTTCATTACTAACATATAAGGAACGGGTGCATGTCTTTCAACTGTATATTGGTTACCTAATTCGTTTACATATTCTCCAGTTGTTTGATCGTATTTCTTTTCGTTTACTTGAACTTTGTCTATATGATCTTGATATGTACGTCTTTCAGCAAACATATCTAATGATGTTACATAACAACTAATAAATGGAACAGTGTTAACAATGTTTTCACTGTTTTCTCTAGTTATGTGTGCTGCCATACGATTAATATCACCGTAGCGTACAGGTACTTGTTGATAGATAGGTAAGTCGTTATCGTTCTTGCCCATTTGTACACTGAATCCACTAAACAGTCTTATAAACTGTTGAATGTATCTTCTAATTTGTTTATCGTAAAAGTATTGTTGTGCCATTATTCAAAATCACTCTTTGGTTTAATTACTTGAGACAGAGGTTGCTTCTCTGGTGTCTCGATATTATCAACTATTGTTGTAGCATCATTGTTAATAAATTGGCTAGCGTTATAAGTCTTATCACTCCAAGTTTGGGCAGTAATATTATCATATAATCTATGCCATTTACTTCCTCGTCTAACAAAAAGTCTGTTAGGAGTAAAATCTGTTCTTACAAAATACTCACCTTCGTTTGGTTGAGCAGGAAATTGATCACCTTGTTGTAATACTTCACCATGATCGTATGTTGTATTAGTATCTTCTTGACCAAATAAATGATCAGCTAATGGTAAATTATTTGGATTTGCTGCTTCGGCACTCTTAACAATAGCATTACTAATATTAAGTTCTGTTTTGTAAGAACTAATATCATTTTTAAGGCTATTTGGATCACTTGCAGTACCAAGTATATCTGCGTATTCTTGTGTATCTGTTAATGGTGCTACTTTAACACGCCAAATATGTGGATACCAAGTTTGTGAAAATCCTTCACTTCCTCTTGCGGCATCTTGTACAACATAAAACTTATTAATAGCATCTCTATCGTTAGTAAGTAATAATTCATCACGTAAATGTGGTAACTCAATTACATCACCAGGCATAAGTCTACGCCCCATACGTTCTACCATATCATTGATATGAAAACTAATAAACAACGTATCATTTGTTAAAAACAAACCAAATTGTGTTAAATCAAAGTCATTATCACTAACATTGTATACACCTCGTAGTTCAAAAATATCAGGATCGTATTTACGATCTCTGTTTTCCATAAACAGCAAGTCTTGTATGTTAGTTTCGTCAATT